ATCAGAATAGAGGATCTGGAGCTGATATAAGAACAGGTGGCACCAGTACAGGCAGAGAGTCTGGCATCATAGCTAGTCAAAATCAGAACAAAATTAAAAGTTTAGAACAAAGTATTGGTAGTCTTGATAGACGAATAGAAAATGCTTTAAAGGATGGTAACTTAGATTTAGTAAAAGACCTGCGATCAAGACAAAATAAATTTACCACACAATTAGGAAATGAAAGAGCTATAAAAGCTGGTGGTGTATTAAGAGATAGTAGTGGAAGAATAGTTAGAACAGGTGATGGCAGTCCTGTTTTTAACAACAAAGGTTTAGGAGTGTTTAATCAAACAAAAGATATGGACTTCTTAGATCCAACAAGAAAATTACAAAATGAATACCCAGAAGAATTTGCAAAAATGTATCCTATTACAAACAGACTTAACAGAGGACTGCCCGGCGTTGCCCTTGCAAAACAAGCTTTGGGCATAGAAGATAAACCAATAGCTTACACGGATGATGAAATGCCAGGCATACGTTATCCTTTGGATGTGGATTTTGGTGCAGGTGAAGGTGAGCCTTTCTTTGGTGGTAGAAGTAGAGATCCTGACTTTGATAGTTATCCTTACATAGCACCTGTTGAACCTGTAACTATAAGTGATTTAGAAGATGATAAAAGTGTACCTTTTACTGATAATGTAGTGCCTTATCAATTTCCTATAATAGATCCTAATCAAAGAACTGAGGAAAGTAATAAAATGGCTGATATTATTGATTCAGGAACACAAGATTTCGCTAAGTTAGATCAAGAGTTTCAAGCAGAGAATGAAAGAATAGCTGCAGAAAATGCTTTATTAGACTCCATAGCTAATCAAGATATTACTGATAATACAATGAAAAGACTGCAAGGATCAGGGTACAACTTAGATCAAAACACAATTAATCAATTGTTTTTACAAGGATTTTTAGAGCCGGGAAGAAATTATTTTCCTAATCCAAGAGTTAAGAGTAGTAATCTAGTAGATCAAGCATTGCAGAGTTATTATCAAACATTACAACAATGAAGAAGAAAACAAAACAAGATAAGAAGATAAGTAAAGTCATGCGTGAATTTAAAAAAGGTAAACTTCCAATTGGTAAATCTAAAAAGAAAGTTAAGTCTAGAAAGCAGGCTATTGCTATTGCTTTAAGAGAGGCTGGGGTTAAGAAGAAATGAACCTATCAATGCGTGATTGGATATGGGTCATGGGTATTGTAGCTGGTATTGCTACAACGTATGGTATGATGTCATCACGAGTCACGGCTCTTGAATCAAAGATAAAAGATTTAGATATGTTGCGCATAGACTCACGACTCTCGGTCATTGAAATACAAGTTATAGAAATAAACGAAAAATTAGATAAACTACTAGATTAAATATCTTTTCTTACATCCTCAATACATTGTACTTTAAAAGTAAAGTATTGATTCATATCAAACTTCATGAACTTTCTGCCCATCTCCTGACATACTTTAAGATCTTCAAACTTTTCTTGGTATACCATTTGATTACCGGTATAAACCCAAGCTGATCCATTAAACCCCCACAAGCTCACTACTAATAAATAAATCTTAATCATCATTATAGAAGTAGCACTTTCCCTCCTTAGTTACCATGAGTAATTTGACACCCATCTTTTTCTGTTGTTCACTTGGCATTCTTCGTATCTTATGTCCTGCATGAGTGCCTGTCTTTCTTATGCTCTCACTCTTAATATCTATTTTAATGATGTCTCCATCATCATTCATAGCAATCACGTCACACGGCCCAAGGCCACTGATGTTATTAAATACGTAGTAATTATTTTCGGTCAACCATAATATGGCTTTTGTGTGGTTTATAAAACCTTTCTTATGTTTCTTATCCAACTTCACCCCAAGATGCACCGACTTCACAATCTACCTTAGAGGGAACTTCTAATTGTATGCCTGACTGCATAATCTCTACAATTTTATTCTTTTGTTCCTCACTAGAGAAAGATATATCAAGTTCATCATGCACCTGTATTAGAGGTACTATTCCTTCCTTGTATACGTCTATCATTGCCTTCTTTGTTTGATCGGCAGCGGACCCTTGTATTAATTTATTTAAAGCTTTGTATGTGTAGGCACGTCTAATACGATTAGGACCATACTCTAACTCAGCCTCTTTCTTTGGTAGAGCTCTATGAAAACCCCAACTATTTGGTTCCCACTGATCAAACCTACATTTTCTCTGTAATATTGTCTTAATAAATCCTACTCGTCCTGCTCTTTGCTGTGTAAGTTCCGTTAATTCTCTTACAAATGGCACAGTAGAATGATATTTTTCAAATATTTCCTCAGCATCTTGGCTTTCTAAACCTAATTCACTACTTAATTTACCCCTACCCATGCCATACATCATACCAAGATTAATAGTCTTTGCTTGTTTACGATCTATATTAGCCATTTCAGCCACCTTCTGATGAAAATCTATGTCTCCCTTGGTATAACCATCAACCAAAGTTTTAACCCCTCTGAGAGGCAAATTTCCGTGTTCTTGCTGGTTTTTACTTACAATAGAAGCATAGTGAACCAAAAGCCTTGGCTCCTGCTGTGAATAATCAAAACAGCCCCACGTTTCTCCGTCTTCTGGTATAAATAATTGTCTAATTTTTGGACCTATTTCTTTATTTCTAGCTGGTATTTGTTGTAAATTTGGGTTCTGCATACTACATCTACCAGTTATTGTGCCACCTGTTTCAGATCTCAATTGATTTGTATCAGCATGTATTCGTCCTCGGTGACAATGTTTTAAAATAGAATCTACAAACGTTGTTCTTGCTTTGTTAAATTCTCTTGCCTTTACTATATCTTGTGCAAATTTATGTGGATGCGTTGATAGAAAATTTTTATCAAAGCTTGGTAGTCCTGTCGCTGTTTTGTTATATTTTATTTTAAGTTTATCAAAAGCTTTAGCAATCGACAGTGGAGATAATATTTCTAATTCAAATCCACATGTCTTATTTAAACTTTGTAAAATTTTCTTTTCTGAACTTTCAAAATCCTTTTTAATACGTTCTGCTTTTTCTATATCAATTCTAACTCCCCTCTTTTTCATTGCAAATAAAACAGGGAACAGCTCTGATTCTAAATTAAATATCGCCTGAACATTTTCTGATTCTACTTTTCTTTTTAAAGTTTGCCATAATTTTAAAGTAACAGCAGCATCTTGTTCTGCATAAGGTCCAACATACATGGCTGGTATTTTATGCATTTCACTTTTAGCATCCACGCCCCATTCTTTCGCAGCTTCATACAGTGCAGCTTCTGATTTTGTTTCACCTACATACTCTCTTGAAAGTTCACGAAGAGTATAATTAAATTTGTTTTCATTTACCAAAGGTGCAGCAACTAAAGTGTCTATTATTCTACCATGAACTTTTAAACCCATGGCATCCAACCACCCTACATCATACATTGCATTGTGAAATACTTTATCACAAGGGAGTTCTAATATTTCTTTTAACTGTCTCTTAAAAATATTTTCGTCAAAGTTACCGCCACCTTCATGTGCAATAGGATAGTATCCTTGCCAACCATCCACGGCCAACGCTACACCAATAACTTTACCTTTTTTTATTGCCCAACCAGGACCTGTAGTTTTTATATTTGGATCATGCGTTTCTAAATCTATGGCTATTTCTTTTGCATCTGAAAGATTAGGAACAGTTTCAGGTGGCACCCACTCACTAGGTGGTTGAAAAAGAGAAGGTTGATTCACTTATCCCTCTTTTTTATTTCTCCTGCAATAGCAGCATAAGCAGCTAAGTCTACATAGCTGTCGTCTTTTTGTGCATGGATTAGTCTCGCCACTTTTACTAAAGCCATACACATCGCCACATCATGAGCAGTGATTTCCCTTTGTAGATAGATAGACCACAATGCAGCGATGTTCTTGTGATTTTTAAGTTTATCGCCATATTCTTTTTGACGATCTCCTTCAACCAATTCTTGTGCTTGTTTTAAAATATTACTACAGATCATTTTTTAAAATAAAGCAGGCTATGTGCCTACCTAATCCTTTTCCTTGAC